GAAGAAACCAAAAAAGGTGAAGTGATGAAAACTCCCGCTTGGCAACGCTCCGAAGGTAAAAACCCTAAAGGAGGGTTGAACGCCAAGGGCAGAGCATCATATAATGCGACAACTGGTGGAGATTTGAAACCGCCAGTTAAATCAGGGGATAATCCCCGTAGAGCAAGTTTCTTGGCTCGAATGGGTAATGTAAATGGCCCTGAGTACAAGAATGGTGAACCGACAAGACTGCTTCTTTCTCTAAAAGCATGGGGGGCTTCCTCCAAGGCTGACGCAAAGGCAAAAGCAAAAGCGATTTCTGCGAGAAATAAAGGGAAGAAGTAATGGCATTATCTACCTATTTAGATTTGGTTAATGATGTGTTGGTTCGTATGCGTGAACCGACAGTTACAACTGTTTCTCAAAATACAGTTTCTGCCTTAGTTGGTAAGTATGTCAATGATGCCAAGCGTCAAGTCTCTGATGCTTACGATTGGGATGCTTTCAATACCCCAATTACTGTAAGCACAATTGCCAATACAACCGGCCCATATAGCATTACGGGTGCTGGAGTTCGTTATAAAACTATGGATGTGATTAACACTAGTAGTTTTTATGAGTTGTCACCTTTGTCTCATGCTAATTATGACTCGTTTTACTATACAACTCCTACCCCTACAAAGGGTTTGCCAATGTATTACTCTATTAAGGGTGTAGATACAAATGGTGATATTAAAGTCAATTTTTGGCCTGTTCCTGATGCTGTGTATAGCATCCGTTTTAGCCTAATCGTTCCTGAAGCAGACTTTACAACAGACTCATCAACCACTTTGTTGGCAAAAGAACCCATCGTTTTAGGTGCATTTGCTAGAGCATTGGTTGAGCGTGGCGAGGATGGTGGTCTGAGTAGTTCAGAAGCCTATGCGCTATACAAGTCTTGCTTGTCTGACTTGATCTCATTAGAGTTGGCTAGATCGCCTGAAAACGATCAATTTGAGGCTGTTTAATGGCTCAACCGATTCAAGCCTTCTCGATTACAGCCCCAGGCTTCTATGGGTTAAACACCCAAGACTCGTCTTTGGATTTGGCTCAAGGCTTTGCACTTATTGCGAATAACTGCGTAATTGACCAATATGGTCGTATCGGGGCTAGAAAAGGTTGGACAAAGGTTAATTCTGCTACAAATGCAGACTTGTCTACCAATGATATTACCTCTATTGGTGAGGTGGTGACTGCTGATGCCACTTCCTACACCATCATGGCGGGAAACAACAAACTTTTTAAGTTAAGCACTACAACCATAGTGACTTTGACCTATGGGGGAGGGGGTACAGCCCCGACTATTACTGCAAACAATTGGCAGATGGTTTCCTTGGCTGGCGCACTCTATTTGTTTCAATCAGGACATGATCCTCTAGTCTTTGACCCATCCTTGTCTACAACGACTTATAGACGAGTTAGTGAGTTGACAGGTTATGCTGGTACTGCTCAGTTGGCTAACACGGCTTTAAGTGCCTATGGAAGGCTTTGGACAGCCGATACATCTACTGACAAACTGACTGTGCAATGGTGCGACACAAAGTTGGCAAACAAATGGAATACGGGTACGGCAGGAACGCTAGATACCACGACTGTTTGGCCTAGAGGCGGAGATGTAATTGTCGCTTTGGGTGCTCACAACGGCTTTTTGTTTATCTTTGGTAAGAACAATATTCTTGTTTATAAGGATGCAACAACACCTTCTACGATGACTTTACAGGATGTCATCACAGGAATTGGCTGTGTGGCTAGGGATTCCTTGGCTTACACAGGTAGCGACTTGGTTTTCTTGTCATCCACAGGTGTGCGTAGTGCATTGAGGACTATCCAAGAGAAGTCCATGCCATTGCGTGACTTGTCTAAGAATGTCCGTAATGACTTGATTTCTGCTGTTGCAGGGGAAACCTTGTCTACCATCAAATCTGTATACAACAGCAAAGAAGCCATTTACTTGTTGACTTTGCCTGTATTGAAATCAGTTTACTGCTTTGATATGAAGGGTACTTTGCAAGATGGTGCGGCAAGGGTGACAACTTGGGACTCAATCGAGCCTAAAGCCTTGTTGACCAAACAAGATGGTACTTTATACATAGGAAAAGGTGGCTATCTTGCTACCTATTCTGGCTATCTTGATAATGACACAACATACCGATTTCAGTATTTTACGAACCATACAGACCTTGGAACTCCATCTGTTTCGTCTATTTTGAAGAAACTCAAGGTAGTTGTGATTGGTGGTAGTAATCAATATGTGACCTTTAAGTGGGGATATGACTTTACGGGTAACTATTACTCGCAATCTGTCCAAATACCCGCACAAGGGGTTTCATATTATGGTGTTGCTGAATACAATTACGGGGCTGAATACTCAGGTGGTGTTGCTTTGCAGACATTAAGTGTCTATCCGACTGGTTCGGGCAAGGTAATTCAAACTGGGTATGAGATGGATATTAACAGCCTAGCGTTGAGTATTCAAAAGATTGAGATTCATGCCAAAAATGGCAAGATTACATAAGGGGATTTATCTTGACAGACTACACCAAAGCAACCAATTTCACTAGTAAAGATAGCCTTTCTACTGGCAATCCATTAAAGATTGTTAAGGGAACTGAGATTGATACTGAGTTCAACAACATTCAAACTGCTGTTGCAACTAAGACAGATAATGCAAATGCCGCAATAACTGGTGGCTCTATTACTGGTATTACTGACTTGGCTGTTGCTGATGGTGGTACTGGTGCATCAACTGCTTCTAGTGCAAGGACAAATTTAGGTGCGGCGGCATCTGGTGCTAATTCTGACATTACCTCTATTACTGGTCTAACAACACCTTTAGCAATATCTCAAGGAGGTACTGCCTCTACTACTCTGACTGCAAATAATGTGTTGTTGGGTAATGGAACAAGTGCTTTACAAGTGGTTGCTCCAGGCACAAATGGTAACGTATTAACCTCTAATGGTACAACTTGGACTTCAGCAAGCGGTGTATCTTCTGTTAATGGACAAACTGGTGCAGTAGTTAGTACTGCCGCTTATGCAATTGGAGGTTTTATTATAGGAAGACCATTTAATGTAACGGCATATTCTGTTGGTGACACTATATCTGGATCATCTTTATATTCAACATCAGTTAATACAATTGTATATTTTGATGGAACTTCTAATTCTTGGAATAACGGATTTGCTGGTGCACCCGCTTATACATTGATTAACGCTGGTTCATGGAGATGTGTTTCTCCTTGTAGTGGATCGTCAACTTATGGTGTGGCTGGTCTTTGGGTACGTTATTCATAAAGGAAAGTATTGAAGACTCCTGTGGTCATTCGGAAAGATTATGTAATTTACCTAGAATTGTTTGACAATTTGTTATGGTTTCATACAGATGTTTTCAAATGGTCAGCAGAGATAAAAAAGAAATATAGATTAGATTTAGCAAAGTTAGAAGATTTGGTTGATATGCCATTGTTGGCAGTCGTTGATGTAACGAACAAGAAATTAACTAAGTTTGCAGAGTCTTTTGGATGGGTTGTAAAAGGTCAAATGGTTTTAAACAATGGCAGTAAAGCCTTAATTTATGCTTCACAGGCATAAGGGAGAAGAAAATGGGTGATCCAGTATCGGCAGGATTAAGTTTAGTTGGTGGAGCATTGCAAGGACGTTCTGCGGCAGATGCGGCAAGGTCTTCTGCTGAAGCACAAGTTCGTGCGGCTCAGATAGCGGCAGATGCGGCTAAGTTCCGCCCTGTTGGCATAACTACCCGTTATGGATCAAGCAACTTTCAGATGAGTCCTGAAGGATATCTCACAGGTGCTGGTTATACAGTTTCCCCTGAGTTACAAGCCTATCAAGATAGACTGTCTGCATTACAAGGTCAGCAACTAGGGCAGGCAGAACAAGCCCCTAGCCAATATGCTCCATTAACAGGTGCGGCAGGTAGCCTTTTTAACCTTGGTCAACAGTATTTAGCCCAATCTCCTCAAGAAGCGGCTCAACAATACATGACTAACCAACTTGCTTTGCTTGCTCCTAGTCGTGAACAGCAATCTGCTCAGTTGATGAATCAATTGCAAAACACAGGTCGTACAGGTTTATCTGTGGCTCAAGGCGGTAATTTAATGGCGGCTAACCCAGAAGCGGCGGCTTTGGCTAATGCTAGGGCTATGCAAGACCTTCAATTGGCGGCAAATGCTCAACAGGCTGGTCAACAACAAACCGCTTTTGGTGCAGGATTGTTTGGTCAAGGCGCAGGATTACTTGGTCAGTATCAGCAAGGTCAAGTTGGTGCATTGTCTCCATTCCAAACATCTTTGGGAACAAGTAGCACGATTGAGCAACTTGGTCAACAACCTTTGGATATTGGCGCACAACTAGGTGGTCGTTCTGCACAGGCAGGTGCTAATGTTGGTCAATTCTTAGCAACAGGTGGCACAAATGCGGCAAGAACAATGCAAGCCGCTAATGCTTATAGTCCATTAGGAACTGGTTTGATAAATGCAGGTACTAATCAACAGTTAACACAAGGCATTAGTAACTGGTTTGGAAGTGGCACTCCTAATCTTGGTGGTGCAGGTGGTGGAATAACAAGTGCAGGTATGCTTGCACCAGATTATTACAACCCATATACCACGCCAACAGGGGTAAGTTCATTCTTACCTGCTGGCTACGCAAATCTATAAGGAGTAACCAAATGGCAGATTCAATAGTAGGTGGTTTGTTTGGTATGACTCCTGAGATGTACCAACAACAACAAAATCAAAATGCATTAAAACAAGCATCTGAGTTAGCACAACTTGATCCTTTTGCTCTTGCTAAAACAGGCATTGGCTATGGTGCTAATCGCTTGGCGGGTGCTATTGGTGGTGCATTGGGTGGTCAAGACCCACAGTTACAGAAGATTTCTGCTATTCAAGCACTTGGTAAACAGTTTGATATAACTACGCCTGAAGGTTTGATGCAAGCGGCGGGTGCAATCAAGAATCAATATCCTGATGTTGCTCTTGGATTAACTCAAAATGCACAAGAATTAAGTCTTGCTCGTTCTAAAGCGGCAAAAGAAACATTGTCGTTAAATCAAGAAACTCAGTTGCGTGATGAACTGTCAAAACTTGGCCCTAATGCCACACAAGAGCAAGTTCTTGGAATTGTTACTAGATATGGTAGTCCTGATCGAGTATTGGCGGCATTACAAGCATCTTCTGATCGTGCGGCACAGCGTGATAATGCTTTACAACTGGCTAGAGAGCGAATTGATGCTCAGATTCAAATGGCTAAAGATCGTGGTGCTACGGCAATGCAAATTGCTCAAATGCAGATGGAAGGTCGTCAACAAATGGCAACCATTGCACAAGGTATGCAACAGCAGTCATTAGACTTAAGACAACAAGCGGCTGATGAAAAGAAAAAAGCGGCTGAACAACAAAAACTAGGAGTTGTTGCATCGTTTGATAGCGCACTTGATACTTTAGATACTATTTCTAAACACCCAGGCAAGTCTGCTGGAGTTGGATTTGGTGGCGCACAGTTGTCAATGATTCCTGGCACAAATGCGGCAGGTTTTGCGGCTCAACTTGAGACATTCAAGGCTCAGACATTCTTACCACAAGTTCAGGCTCTTAAAGGCATGGGTGCTTTGTCTGACGCTGAAGGTAAGAAACTTACTGCGGCAGTCGGTGCTTTGTCTCAATCTATGAAGCAATCTGAGTTTGACGCACAAGTAGGAAAGATTAAGCGTGATTTAGAAGCGGCTCGATCAAGAGTTGGCTCAACTATGCAAAATACTACTAATGCGCCAGCGCCTGCAATGCCAGTAGCAACAAAGCGTTGGAATCCACAAACAGGTCAACTTGAGGAGATCAAATAATGCCACAGTACATTCAAGTTGGTAATGATGTCATTGAGTTTCCTGATGGAATGTCATCGGAACAAATTACTACCGCTTTGAGTGGCGGTAAATCAGCGACTCCTGCTGTTACTCCACCTTCAAGTGGTTTGTTAATGGGTATTAAAGACCCAATTAGCGGTGCGGCTCAATTATTACCAAAAGGACTTGAATTTGTTACTTCTGCTGGTGGACTAGCACCAAATCCTGTTAGCCAGTTTTTTGGTTCTGAGGCTGAGAAAGTTCGTCAAATGAACGCCGCTGAAGAGCAAGCATATCTAAAGCAACGTGAGGCTCAAGGCGGTACAGGCATGGACTTAGGTCGTATTGCTGGAAACATTGTTAGTCCTGCTAATCTTGTTGGTGGAATTCGTGCCGCCCAAGGTGCTAGAGCATTAGGTGCTGGTGCTGGTATGCAAGCCGCCGCCGCAGGTGCGGTTCAGGGTGCAATGCAACCAGTTAATGAAGCCACAGGTTTTGCTGAAGAGAAGGCTACTCAAGTTGGCTTAGGCGCAGTAGGTGGCAAGGTTGGAGAAACAGTTTCAGGTGTGTTGGGCAAAGTAATGAACCCATTGGCATCTAAAGCAGAGCAAACCATGCGTGAGTTAGGCATTACGCCTACGCCTGGACAAACCCTTGGTGGTGCATTTAAGAAGGCAGAAGACTTTGCTCAGAACCTGCCTTTGGTTGGTGAACAAATCCGTAGTGCTAGAGAAAAAGTGTTATTTGACTTTAACAAAGGGATTATTAACAAAACTCTTGAAAAAGTTAATGATAAATTGCCAGAAAACGTAATTGGTCGTGATGCTGTGCGTTATGCCGCAGATCAAGTCTCAAGCAAATATGACGAAGTTCTTGGGAAAATGAAATTTGATTTAGACTTTAAGACAACAAGTGGTATCTTGGATGCGCTAAACAAGGCTAATTTGCCTTCTGCTGTTCAGCGTGAAGAGGCCACAAATATTCTTAATTCTATTGCTTTAAACAAATTTGCTGGCAAAACATTAACTGGTGTTGAATACAAGGGAATTGAATCTGATTTGGCTAAAGAAGTATCTAAGTACAAAAATAGTGGGTCTGCGGCAGATAGAAATGTTGGAGATGCTTTACAAGGCGTGTTGGATACATTTAAGACTGAGTTATATCAACAGAATCAACGTTATACGCCTCAGTTACGTAGGATTGATAGTGCCTATGGCGAATTGAAATTAATGGAACGTGCGGCGGCTAATACTGGTGCTGAAAATGGTGTGTTTACTCCAAAACAGTACAACTTGGCAGTCAAGCAATCTGATGTAACTCGTCAAAAGTCTGCTTTTGCCAAAGGAACTGCACGTGGACAAGAATTATCTGAATCTGCATTAAAAACCCTTGGAGAAGATACCAAATCTACTTTAGAAGGTCGTTTGGCAATAGGAACGCTTGGTGGAATGGCAACATTATCTAATCCTTATGTTGGTGTTCCATTGTTTATCGGAGCAAGAGGTTTGTACTCTCCAACAGGAATTAAAGCGGCAGATGTTTTGTTACGTCAAAGACCTGATTTGGTTCGTAAACTTGGACAGCCATTAGATCAATATTCAGGCGTTATTGGTGGTCAATTAGCACCACAAGGGCTATTTGGCGTAAGACGAGACTAGGAGCAAGCCATTGATCCAATCACCATCTTTGCTGGATGCAAACTTGCCTATGAGGGAATCAAGACGGCAGTTCAAGCCTATCAAGACATCAAGAAGACTGGCGGTGAGGTTGCAGGTATTGCTGGTGAAGTCGGTGGGTTACTCTCGAAATTCTTTCATGGTCAAGACCAGTTAGAAGAAGACTACAAAAAAAAGCAAGAAGAGACTAAGGAGTTAGCAAAGCAAGGCAAGGTTAAGAATGTAACCATGCAAGCGATTGATAACGTAATGCACGTTAGACAGATCAGGCAGTATTACAAAGACTTAGAACACATGGTTAGATACGAGTTGGGTATGCCTGACTTGTGGGTAGAGATTCAAGCAGAACGAGACAAGTTGATTGAAGAAGCAAAAGCAATAACAAAACTACAACAAGCGGCTGAGAGACAAGAATACCTTAGAAGACAAGAGAAGCGTAGAAGGATAAAAGAGAAAGTACATATATACATAGCAATATCCATTGCAGTTGTTTAT